ACTATGGTTTTGTTTATAACATTACCAATCTCACCAACGGTAGACAGTACATTGGGAGAAAGTATTTTTGGTCTCATCGAAAACCTCCAGGAAAAAAACGACGAGTAAAAAAGGAATCTGATTGGAAAAAGTATTATGGGTCTTGTCCAGAACTTAAAGAAGACATTGAACGACTGGGGCGACAGAATTTTAGTAGAACTATCCTCAGCTTACATAAAACAGCTGGCAAAACAAACTTTGAAGAAACAAGACAACTCTTCATCCATGGAGTCCTTACAGAATCCCTTGACACCGGAGGACCTGCATACTACAATAGTAACATCCTCAGCAGATACTTCAGAAAAGATTATTATGAAGGATATGACAACGGTGGAGATCATTGACTCTATTAGAGACTGGTCTCTTGATCAAATTGAAGACGTTGAAGATGCGGGTGACAAGATCGCATTGTTTGAAGAATTCAAAGAGTGGATTGAACCAAAAGAAGAGGATATCGATATCCTGAGTCTTGACCAGCAAGAACAAGACTGCTAGACTAATTACCTTGGGACAGTAGCTCAGCGGATAGAGCAACTGCCTTCTAAGCAGTCGGTCGTAGGTTCGATCCCTACCTGTCTCGTGTCCTTTTTTCTTTTATGGACAATTATTCATTCGGTGGTCGCCCTGTGACCTCTATCAATCTTCTTCTTCTCATTAGTGAAATGGAAGGTACTTACCAACATCTCAAGTATATGGGTTTTGAAGAAGACATGAATACTATTGATGAAATGAAAAAGAGATACTATAAACTCTATTTCAAGAAATCAAAAGAAGAAAAGGCAAACAATCCTCTATAGCTCAGTTGGTAGAGCAGGTGACTGTTAATCACCCTGTCCCTGGTTCGAGCCCAGGTGGGGGAGTCAGGAACTTGAGACGTTCCAACCAAGGTGCCAGCAATGGGATAAACCCCCTTGGGATATTCACAACGGAAATTGTGTCTTACTCCATTACAAACTGTCAGAATGTTGGGTTTAAATGCCCCACAGCAGGCATTCGGATAAGTGTAATGTATGCCCTTATAGCTCAGTGGTAGAGCAACGCTTTTGTAAAGCGTAGGTCGTTGGTTCAAATCCGACTGGGGGCTCCAGCGGATGTAGTTTAGAGGTAAAACCTCTGCCTTCCAAGCAGAAGTCACGGGTTCGATTCCCGTCATCCGCTCCAGGGAGATTAGCTCAGCGGTAGAGCACCTCGTTTACACCGAGATTGTCACAAGTTCGATCCTTGTATCTCCCATATGAACATACCTATCTACGATAAAAACGGAGACATTGTACAGTCTATTCACATAGATGATACGATTCAGTTTGTTGATGGTAGAGTGTGTAAAGGAGAGAAATACTATTACAAAGGCATTGGTATTCCCTACACACAGCATCATATTCTTCCTGAGGACATGTCAGATGAATATGATCTAATAGAAAAGTCTGATGTCTTTTATATTGGTAATGCTGTTTCTAAAAAAGTTTTTGCTGGAAAGACAGGAATCTTTCAAGAAAAGTATCAGGTTCACTTCACAGACTGGATTGGTGCATGTGGAGTTAAAGAGCTAAACATTCTTGAAAATCTATATGATGAAGGTAGATTTGAAATGTCTGCTATTGAGGTCTTTGGTTATGAAACTATCGATGCTGATAATCAACAATACTATTTGAAAGTTGATTATCCCACGGGTAGAACAGATTATCTTTCTGGTGATTCTGATCCACTTGAACTCAGAGAGCTGTTAGACTACATGATTCAAAGCGATTGGAACTTTCCTTGGGATAAGAACTCAATTTCAGATATAAACTTTGATTCTAAAATTACAGATGTTGCTGACTTGTTTAAGTCTTCGGAACTATCTCATAAGATTGGTAGTGTCTTTTCAGTTTTATACAGTCTTCAACAATCCGATGATGATCTCTACCAAGAATTTTGTGAGGATAATAATCTACCACACTTTAATCAAGTAAGTTGTGTTATTAACACTCTTGCACTATTGATGTATAATAAGGTTGATGTGTCTCATCTATATCAGAGAACACCTACGGATACATTTAGAAAGGTCATGAGAGAGTATATCATTCCAGGTAAAAACTGTGGATTCTGCGGCGTTGGTAGTTGTAAACGAAAAGTTGATGACAACCGTTCTTATGGTGAATATATAAGAGAGGAGTACTTTAAAAATTTTGATAATGATTTTTGAAAGACCTTGGGGAACCTATGAGATTCTTTTGGAAGAACCAACCTACAAAGTAAAAAGAATTGTAGTAAATCCTAATCAAAAGTTTTCTCTACAGTATCATAATCATCGTAGTGAGTACTGGACAGTTGTAGAGGGATCTGGTACAATGACTATCGATGGCTCAGAGTATGATGGAGTTCCTAGTACTCTTTGGTATATTCCTTGTGGAGTATCTCATCGAGCATCTGCTGGCGAAGATGGTTTAGTCTTTATTGAAACTCAAATTGGTGAGTGCGTAGAAGAAGATATCGTCAGAATAGAAGACATCTATGGACGCACATAAATAACAAACCACTAAGTTGATTTCAATGAGGAAAAATGATCACTGTAAGATGCAAAGAGTGTAAGACGGAGTTGACAAGCACAAGTAAAATTCAATTCTGTGGTTGCCCAAACCAAATGAGTATCGTAGACAATAAAGTCGGGGCTAAAGACCTTGATAAAGTTGTGATGGTCTCGAATAATGTAGAGAGAAAGATGGACAGTCATTTCTCCAGAGAGGAACTTACATATCAAGAAGAACGTAGAAAGCGTAAAGTTCGTAGATTGGACTTTGAAGTAAAATAGGGAAAGGTGGCAGAGCGGTTTAATGCACCAGTCTTGAAAACTGGCGATGTGAGAGCATCCGTGGGTTCAAATCCCACCCTTTCCGTTAGGAAATCAAAACATAGTTGACATATCAGTATCAGCCTCTAACATTAAATAGTAATGTTAGACCCCGGAGGACAGGCAGATGCATCCAGACACCTACGATAATTGGGTGAGGATTAAGTCAGTGTTTGAAGAAAATGGCACGACTGATAACTTCTTTTATAAGAGAGCATGTGCTATAGTTAGAGGAGAACCTGATCCTATGGATAATCTACCAAATGTCTCACAGGATGGATGAAATCAAACCTGCACACTATGTCACTCGTGAAGAGTGTCAGGAAATGATTGACGATGCTATAAGAAAGCACAATCGAAATGCTGGAATTATCAGCATGTTTGTCGGTTTCTTTATTCTTGGTCTCTTTAGTGAGGGTCTTTTAAGACTTATTGGTGTTATTCCACCAGTAGTGCCATGGCTTCATCCACACTTATAAACTGGTTAGGAGTCATTACGTTATTTCTTTTTGGAATAACTATGATTATTCAGGGTCATTTTATATTTCATGGTAAACATGGATACAAACACTGTGAACGTGAAAAGAAAAAATCTGCTGACATTCGTAAGCAGGTCGAACAATTGCTAAAGAACAAATGAAAGTAGGTTTAATTGGTCTTGGACGAATGGGTGAGGGTATGTCTCGCCGCATGATGAAGGCTGGTATTGAAGTTTATGGATACCGTAGAAACTATGAAAAAGCAAAAGAATCAGAAGAGCACGGGTATATTACAAGTGCTGCAGATTCTCTGGAAAGCCTTGTTCAAGTAGTAAAAACACACGAATCAATTTTCGATGAAGATGGAGAAAGGTTAGAGGCACCTGGCATCTTTCAACTTGTTATCCCCGCAGAATTAGTAGAGGACACATTGAATGAGTTACTACCATTACTTGGCGACGGGGATATTGTTATTGATCATGGCAATAGCAACTTTAAGGATTCTCGCAGGAGAGCAGAATACCTTGCTAAGTTGGGCATCCAATATATTGACTGTGGTACTTCTGGTGGTGTTTACGGTCTGGAGCGTGGATACTGTCTTATGGTTGGTGGTGCAAGTGGCGCAGTATCTGTCTGTTCCCCCATTTTCAGGGCACTCGCACCTGGCATTGCCTCTGCACCCCGCACGGACCCTTACACAAACGCAACATCTGCTGAGTACGGTTGGTTACATTGCGGTGGACCAGGTGCAGGGCACTTTGTCAAAATGGTTCATAATGGTGTAGAGTATGGTATCATGCAGGCCTACGCCGAAGGATTTAATATTTTAAAGCACGCAGATTTGGGTAGTAAATATGTGAAGGAGGGAGATGCTGAAGTTGCTCCAATGTCAGATCCAGAAAATTACCAGTATGATATTGACTGTGTTGAGGTGGCTGAGTTATGGCGTCGTGGTAGTGTTGTTGGTAGTTGGTTACTTGACCTTACCGCTGATGTTTTGCGGCATGATCCTAAACTGGACAAGTTCGATGGAGGAGTATCAGACTCTGGTGAGGGTCGTTGGACTCTTCACAGTGCTGTGGATCTCGG